CCCTGTTTGTATTCAAACCTTCTATTACTCTACTTAAAGCTAACAATAATAGTCATTTGGTTTTGTCTTCATCTGATCGCCGGTATTCTTCAAAGAAATTAATTATCGTACTTGCTCAAGGCACGATTTGTTTCGTCTCTTTATTTTACTGTTGTTCAGTTTCTTTTCCGCTTCTCATCGCTGAGTTTTGATCATCCGACGAACCGTTTGGTTTGTGATTATACCTTGGTTCATGGATAATGCACGGAAACGCTCAGTGCCTATTCCTGGTGGAAGGTCTCTTCTGGCATTTCTGTTCGCAATCCAAGCTGGTGGCATATCCCACTCTACTTCTGCATCTGGATCTCTTTCAAGACATGACCATCTGCTCGCGGCTATCGTTGGATTTGCATCATCTCCTGGTTCCTTGTGTAATTGGAATCCAAAGACATATGCAGCTCCCATTTGTGCAGTAGATTCATTAGCTGCTGCCGTAGCTTGAACCGTTGTACTGGTCCAATTCTGGTTTCTGTCTTCATCAGTTGGTTTTGTGATGATAATTTGAGTATTACCTCCGGCTGATGTCATATTTTGTAACGTCACTCTTTCATTTCTAAAAGTCTCAAATTGCTGAATGATATCAGATATACTCAAAGCATATTTGAGATTAACGCGAGTGTGCGCTACGAATTCTGGAAACGCTGTTGGCGTAATTCCTTGTCCGTGAAGTCGCTGGCGTATTTCCATGCGTCTTGGTCCAACCTCACCTACGAATCCAAGTAAATTCTTATTTACTCGTGAACCTGCTGGAATGTGCAAGCGATTCTGCTGCACTGAGTTCTCGTCTGGTGATGCTAGAGCCATAACTGCATCTGCAGCTACTCCTAACGTCGGCACTTCTTCGAATAGATTATGACTTTCTTGATCGATTGTCGCCGAGTGGTATCCTCCGTGACCTCCTGCTTGTGCAATTGGTAATGTTGGTAATCGGATTTCTGTTTCCTTTCCCATTTTATCTGTCACATTTCCAATCTGACTGAGATACGTTTGGATAGGTTGCGGAACATTAAATGTCAAGTCTGCAACTGCTTTTCGAATGTCCTTTTCCTGAGATATTAATACAACACCTCTTTGTTTAGCCTTTATCTCAAGCATTCTAAACCAAAGTAAAAGAATACAATAATATACGAATTCCTCACGACAGAGGGTTCGATTTAGCATTCTTTCATCGGCTGAATATTGATCAAAAGTCTCATTCACAAGTGGTATGTAATTGGCATTCGATATTTGGAAATTTTGCAAAGGTTCAATCGGTTGGACTGAAACATTTACTCCAAATATAGCTTCTGCAATGATTGAGTCATTCCGTTGTGGTGTTGGCGTTTGTGGCACGTCTTTATGCCTTGGAGGTGGAACTTCTGGTCCCTTCGGTCCTGTACGACGACGCTGTTGTTGTGGTCCTCGCTTATGATTTGGCTTGAAATTTTCAGGTTTACCTCTGTAGTTGGGATTAACCTTAGCAATTTCATCGCGCGTTAGAACCTTGACTTGTTCGTTGTTATGTTCTCCGTTGTCTGCCATTTTGCACTGTATGTTTTTGCGTTGTTTGTTTTGTTTGCCCTTATGCTGGCTGTCCAGTTCGCTAATGTGTTTGAAAAGTTTTAGTTTTCTTC